GATAAAGCTAACGTACCTGCTGAAGGCCGTGTAGCAATTGTTGACCCAGTTGTTGAAACCACTCTTGCTGGTTATGTAACTCTGACCTCCAACATCACTCCATACGCTTCTGCGATTATTGAGAGTGGTCTTGCCCGTGGTCAGCGCTTCATTCACCAGATGTATGGTTGGGATATCATCACCTCGAACCGCCTGCCAATTCGTACTATCAACGATGGCACCACTACTGTAACCAACGGTGTTGTTAACCTATTCATGTCCATCTTGGATGATCAGACTAAGCCTATCATGGGCGCATGGCGCCGTATGCCTAAGTCTGAAGGTGAGCGTAACAAGGATCGTGCTCGTGATGAGTTCGTTGTTCGTTGCCGCTATGGCTTCGGTATCCAACGTGTTGACTCCCTTGGTGCAGTGGTTACTTCGGCATCCAACTTCACCCCTGACTTGACTTAAGGAGAAACACAATGGCTTTTGAAAACTCAGCCGGCCTTAACGTCACTAACCAATATGGTCCTCGGGTCACTGGTGGTGTACGTGGCGTAATTAAGACCGAAGGCTATCGCAATCAGTTTATGATTGACGGTAACTCGGTTGGCATCCAATACCTTTACCCTCGTGGTGATGGTATTTGGGTGTATGACATTGACAAGACCTTTGCAGTTGGCACTGTAACCTCTATCAAGATTGGCGGGGTTGAAGTTATCGGTGCAACTGAAGCAGCCCCAATCCGCCTGTTTAAAGAAAACACTGGCGAGATTGTGATTGTAGGTCTGACCAGCGGTAAAGTAAGTGTTGGGTATAAGAACGTTGCTGGCGACAAGGATCTTGTTGGTCCTGCGTTCCCACCATACAAAGATCAGGTTGTTACTTCGATCTCTGTTGCTCAAGCATCTGCTACCATTGCTGTTGCTGGCACCTTCCAGATTAGTGCTTCGGCTCTGCCTACCACTGCTCCACAAGCCTTCACCTACACCTCGGCTGATCCTACCAAGGCTACTGTGAACGCAACTGGTGTTGTAACTGGTGTTGCTACTGGCTCCTCGGTCATCACTGTCCGTGCTGCAAGCGATTACACCAAGACCGCAACTGTTACCATTACTGTTTCCTAATAAGAACTGTGATAGCCTGGGGATTCGCGGGCGTAAGCCTCCCCCTCAGGCACTTAAGCCAGTCATTCAGCAATGGGTGGCTGGCTTTTTTATTGTTTATAATTCGGGGAATAATATGGTAGAGCACGTAACAATCGCTGATGCCGATAGGCATGAGGTGAAACACGCTTCAACAGGGGTGATTAAACAGGCACTCTTGTCCAACGGAGATGGTACAACACAGTTCGCTTTTGTCTCTTATCCCGACTTGGTGAACAAGCCCGCTCAGGTGGGTTATCAACTAGTCTTATCTGGGTTCTCCTCAGCAGGCTCTCAGAACCCCTCTGCACTGGATACACCGCTACAGGTTGAGTTTGGGGCAGGCACTGCGACAACTAACGCGACATTGAACTCCAGTGGTACGCTGACCTTTAACGTAGCTGGCGATTACATCATAACCCTATTCCTTCGCTTTGGACGTACCTCAGGCGCAGGCACTGCTATCCTGTTGAACAGGTTTCTTATTAACGGTGTGCAGGGACTTAACTCTAACGCCCTTAAGATCCCAGACGGGGATAGCGTCATTCCATTCTCCACTAGCCTGAATCTCACAGCAACTGCGGGGATGACCTTCCAGCTCCAGATTATGCGTGACTCAGCGGGCATTAACAATGGCGGCCTCTTCCGAATCTTGCCTACTGTAGCTTCTTGGAACCTGTCCCCCTCAGCCACTATTGTGGTTAACAAGTATGTGGGGACACTCTAATGGCCGCTAAGATGAGTCTGTTGGAGATGACGCAAGACATCCTCTCCGACTTGGATAGCGATGAGGTCAACAGTATTGATGATACGGTAGAGTCTGGTCAAGTAGCTAGTATCATCAAAGCCACCTACCAAGCTATGATGAGCAACCGTAACTGGCCTCACCAGAAGCGACTCCTTACTCTCATCCCTTCAGGGGACGACACTCTTCCTACGCATGTAACAATGCAGGAAGAGATTAAGGAGATGGTCGGGGTTAAGTACAACTGTGCCAGAGATGGGGATACTAAGCGTAAGTACCAGACCATCCATTGGATTGAGCCTGACGACTTCTTGCGTATTAGTAACGCACGTAATAGCGATGACCCCAATATTGATATCATAGTCAGTGACTACAATGTTGAGTTGCTGATCCGCACAGACCAGCCCCCACGTTACTACACCAGCTTCAATGACAACGTACTGATCTTTGATGCTTACGACAAGGCAGCGGATGATACCATCCAAGCCTCTAAGCTGCAAGCCACGGCCTATGTCATGCTTCCTTGGGTGCACATGGATGATGCCATCCCTGACCTCCCAGCAGAGGCTTTCACGGCCCTCCTAGAGGAAGCTAAGAGTCGTTGCTTCGTTAAGCTTAAGCAACAGACAGACCCTACAGCAGCTGCTGAAGCTAGGCGTCAACAAGCATGGCTCTCCCGTAAAGCATGGCGTGCTGCTGGTGGAGTCAAATATCCCTCATACGGTCGCGGGAAAGTTAAAGACTCCCGAGACCCAACCTTTAGGAATGAAGACCGATGATCGAGTCAGAGTATAACGGATATAAGATTGTAGGTGATGGCACCTACGGCTATAAGGAAATTAAGCCTGCTGGTCGTGGCTCCATCCACCTGTCATTACGTGGCAAGTTCACTACGGAGAAAGTGGCTCGTCAAGCTATCGACCAACACTTATCCTCCAAGGTGAGCAAAGATGACAAGGCAGATTAATTCAGTTGAGGTAAGTACTTTTGTAGCTGGTCTTATCACTGAGGCCAGCCCCCTCACCTTTCCAGCTAATGCCTCCCTTGACGAAGACAACTTTGTCCTCAACAGAGACGGCTCTAGACAACGTAGATTGGGGATGGACTTGGAGGAGGGAGCCATTGTAATTAGCACAGGCATCTCCCCTCCTGCTGATGGTAATGTGGCTACTAGCTCTGTCCGCTGGAACAATGCTGGTGGCAATCCAGACAAAGATCTCATTGTTCTTCAGATTGGTAATGAATTAAGGTTTTTTGACTCAGACGCAGTCCCTACTTCTGCGGGCTATTTGCACCTCAGAATCTTTGGCAGCATAGGGCTTACACAACAATTTTCTTATGCCATAGTTGACGGGACTCTTATTGTAGCTACTGGGCAGAAAGAAGTTAGCGTGTTTAAGTACGCTGCTGGTGTTGTCTCAAGTACTGACTCTGTTTTATATATCCGTGACCAGTTCGGCTTAGCCGATGTTGTTGCTGGTGTTAATCTACGGCAAGGCAATGGGGTTACTATCCGCCCCACAGTAAAGACTGATGCTCATATTTACAATCTCCGCAATCAGACCTTTGCTCAGCCACGTAAGATATTCGGGCCGGAGACTGTCAAAGACACCATCCAGGAGTTCTTTGACAAAGCCTCTAGTAAGTATCCATCCAACTCAGACACAGTGACTTATGCCCTGTATGCTGACACCAATGATAGTGATGACAGGAACTCAGAGCGGTTTAATGCGAAGGATGTAGTGACTAGTCCCGTAGGGACATTCCCTGCACCTAAGGGCTATTTCATCATTGATGCTATGGCTCGTGGGACAAGTCGGCTAACTGAGTACAACAAGTTGATGGCTCAGTATCCTGAGCTAACTATTGCTATTAGTTCACTGCCCTTGGATACCACTCCTGGTGGCCCAACTGTTGTTAGTGAGTATGCAGGCAGGGTATTCTACTCTGGCTTCTCTGGGGAGCTTGTGGGGCCTGATGATAACTCCCCCCGTATGTCCTCCTATGTCCTGTTCTCTCAGCTCGTAGAAGACCCTACAGACATTACTACGTGTTACCAAGATGGTGACCCCACCTCTAAGGAAACTCCAGACCTACTGGATACTGATGGCGGATTCATCCGCATTGAAGGGGCGTACAACATCCTCCGCCTAATTAACGTGGGTAATGCTCTTGCAGTGTTAGCGGCTAACGGGGTGTGGCTCATTCAGGGCGGGAGTGACTTTGGGTTTAAAGCTACCAATTACATAACCACTAAAGTAACTAACCACGGTTGTGACAGTCCTGGATCAGTTGTGGTTGTAGATAACACTTTCATGTATTGGTCTGATGATGGCATCTATAACGTAGCCCCTAACCAGTTCGCAGAGTACATTGCTGAGAACGTCTCTAAGAAGACTGTTCAGAAGTTCTATGACAACATCGACGGACTAGATAGGCGAGCCTGTAAGGGCGTCTATGATACTTATGAGAAGAAGATTAGGTGGTTGTATGGCGGCCGTATCAGCAGCACTGCCAAGGCTCGTGAGCTAATCCTAGACACAACCCTTGGGGCATTCTACCCATCTACCATAGGCCAGATAAGTGAGGGCAGTAGATTGCCTTTACCCCTAACTGGAGTTATCGTCCCGCCATTCAGGACGCTAGAGATAGATGCCCCTGTGACTGTAAGTACAGTGACAGTAACTGTTGGCGGAAGTCCAGTTACAGTGACAGAGAATGTCACCCAGGCTGTGACTAAGGAAGTTATATATGCCGTCTTGACTAGCACTAGTCCTACCCTCGCCTTCACCTTCGGGGCTTATAGGGATCAGTTCCATAGCGACTGGAGGAGTGTTAACGGTGTAGGCGTAGACGCAGAATCTTTCCTACTGACAGGCTATCAGTCAGCAGGGGATTACCAGCGATCTAAACAAGTCCCTTATCTTACCACTCACTTTAGCAAGACTGAGAGTGGATTCTTCGCTGATGTTAACGGAGACCTCTTCCCTTTGAATCCGTCCTCTTGCTTAGTACAAGCTCAGTGGGATTGGGCTAATAGCGCTAATTCAGGTAAGTGGAGTAGGGAGTTCCAGACCTATAAATTTAGGCGCCACTACATTCCTCAATCAGATGCTGACTTGTTCGATAATGGATATGCGACAGTACAGTCTAGGAATAAGCTAAGAGGACAAGGTAAGGTGTTGTCTCTCCTGTTCAAATCAGAGCCAGAGAAACACCTGCATCTATTGGGCTGGTCAATGATTATGGGGGTCAATAGTAATGTCTAATTACATCACCGCATATGAAGATGATTGCTACGGGGTTAAGATCACCCTAGAGCAGGGCCTCCCGTTCTTCCATGTAGATGTCAAGAGAGAGCTTGTCAAAGAGGATGTGTATAATGGCAAGGAGATCTTTAGGGAGGTTAAAAACTCCCTAGCCTCTCTCGGTTATGAACGTCTGTATGCGTATACTCCAAAGATTAAGTTTGCCAAGCTCATAGGGCCTGGCTTTGTACACATAGAGAATATACCTACTGATGGAGAGGAGTTCGACTTAATTGTCTGGGAACTCTCCAAGGAGAATTAAATGGGAGTTGAAATAGCCATTGCAGTGGTCTCCTTGGCCGTCACTGCTGCTGCTGCATATGAACAAAGTCAAGCTGCATCGTCAGCAGCTAAAGATAGGAAGAAGGCAGCACAGATTTCACAAGCGGAGCAAGCTGCCCAAGCTCAACAAAGTCGTAGGTCACAGATTAGGGAGGAGAGGGTTCGTAGGGCCACCATCCTACAGAGCGCTCAGAACACAGGGGTTGGACAAAGCTCTGGTGAGATTGGCGCCTCTAGCGCGCTGGGCTCCCTGATTAGCGGTAACCTAGCTGGTGCTGCAAGACAGCAGAATAGCTCAACCGGTATTGGTGCAGCTAACCAGTCAGCAGCTAACGCGGATATACAAGGGGCTCAGTGGGGCGCTATTGGCAACTTTGCTGGTAGTGTATTTGGCATGGCTGCTAGTGCTGCCACTAAGAGTGGCGGGACAACTCAAGTGCAGCCAACTACTGCTGCTCCTCAGAGCTCAGTGCAGGCGTCTCGCTATTAATATAACAGCTTAAGGAAGTGTATGGCTAGTCTAGAAGATTTTAATAGTACATTTACACCGGGGTTAGATGACTTCGTAAGTGAGAAGAGCTCAGTAGCTCCAGTAGTAAGTGGCTCGTCTACTCTTAACTTGGCTACACACGCTGCTGCCCTGTCTGCTGACCCTACAACTGCTGTAGATAAGTATAGAGAAGTAAGCTCACAACTTACCATGGAAGGTAAGTCTGAGGCCTCTGACCAACTCCTTGATTACGCTAGACAAGAGCAGTTCAAGAAAGGGCGGGCCTCTCTTATTGATGTGATGGTTGATCCCTCTATCCCTGATGATGTGAAGAAGCAAGCTGCTGCTGATGTCTATGACCAAACCAGCGCTATGTATAACACTCGTAACATCCTCTCTCAGCAAGCTCTCGAAGCTGATGCTGGTAAAGAGTCTGTAGAGCAGGAAGTAGTGCGGGTGTCTTTGGCAGACTCTTTGCACGCTATCAATGACTACAAGTTAAAGCAACAACAGATTCTGAACCGTGAAGTGGCGAAGGTTAATCCAGACTCTACTAAAGCGTTCTCCGATGTCTTCGACATGTTCGTGCCATTTGTAGAGCAGAAGTTTGCTGGCACTGTATCTGCTGACCTTAAAGAAGGTAAGGCGGGCGCTTATACACAAGCTCTTGGACTCTTGGGTAACTCCAAGATGGACATGAAAGAGATGCTGGTTGGTCTACCTCTTGATAAGCGTCTTGAGATGACTGAGAAGATTGTGGCTGCGGTGAATGCCAATAGTGCTATTGTGGCACCAGACTCTAACGAGTTTGCTCGCATTCAGTACCTACAGAACGTCTTGGTAGATGGGGCCTATGATGATGTAGACAAGTGGGTTGATAATGCCACTAGCATACTAGACCTCACCATGCTTGGTGGGATGGCTCGTGGTGGCATCAAGGCCGCCACTAAAGGTGCCAGAGCTGCTGAGCTCTCTGAGTCTGCCATTCGTGATACAGTGCGTCAGTCTGCACGTTCTCAAGTGCAGCCAACCACAGTGAGCCAGAACTACAAGGACACTAACCCATCCAAGGCAGCAGGTGCTCACGAGATGGCTGCTGCTGATGAGTCTGGGGAGGCTTCTGAGGCCCTATATGGCACTAGCCGTGGGGATGCTATTGGCAATGACCTAGCGCCTGAACTAGGGGGTGTAGAGGGGGCTGTACGTAACAAGGTGGGGAACCCTGAGCGCATTCATGACCAAGAGATTACTCCTGATGCCTCCGTCATTGATTTCGTAGAGAATCGTGGTGATATCTTCTATGATAAGTCTGAGAAGATTGCCACTCGCTCTGCTGTAGTCAATGACTTCTATTCAGCTCATGGTCTTGTAGCACGCAAAGAGATGTTCAACATTGATGCTCTCGATGATGGCGTAGGCATCAAAGCTATCTATGGCCCACCACAAGGTGGCTTCCAGACTAGTAAAGATGCTATGGACATGGCTGAGTGGGCTCTCCGTGACTACGGTATCCCACCACAAGCTATTACCCTCCTTAAGCGTGATGGCCCTAACTACTACCCAGTGAGTGCTACTGAGCTTAATGTAGACCTCTCCAAGGAGGTTACTCGCGGGACTAAGGGTGGGTTTGGCACTGAAAAAGTTCCAACTGACTTCCTGATCCAAGTGGATCACAAGTACCAGTTCTCTCCCGCTGACATAACTGAGTGGGCTAAGTTTGATGTTAACTACAACATCTTCGACCGCATTTTCTCCAGTTACAATGGCCCTTCCCTTACCACAATGGGTGTGGGCAGCTTACAGCGCCACCTAGTAGACGCAGCCTCCATGTTCCGTCCTGAGATTACCAAGGGCGCTGCTGTAGCTGTAGACCGTGCCGCTAACCTTGAGAAGAAGCTCATTGAGATTGGTGATGACTTCGCCAAGACAATGGAGAAGCTCCCAACTGATCGTCAGGGCATGGTAGAGACTGTCATTCGTGAGGCTAACCAACAAGGTCTTGATCTCAACTACACCAAGATGGTTGCTGATGGTTTCCGCCCTCAAGAGATTGATGCCCTCAAGTCATGGCGTAACTACTGGGATACTGTGTACCACTTGGAGAATGCTGACTTAGCGAAGACCCTCCGTAACCGTGGGTACAAAGAGTTCGTAGACGCTGAGCATGATACTCGCATGTTCGCTAAGCCTGTGCCACGCAACCAGGCAGGTACTTCAGCTAAGGTGTATGACCATACCACTGGGGAGATTAAGCACCTCAGCAAGCAGGACATTGAAGAGCTATACGCCCGTGAGGGGGAGCTTGCTCACCTGCGTCAGCCAATGCAAGTTGGCGAGGATGCAGCAGAGTTCATTGTTAACACCAACAAGCCCGGTGCTAACTACATGCGTGGCATTAACAACAGCACTGAAGTGTTAGCCTACCGTAAAGGTTACTACTCGGTTAACTATACTGACCCCCACTTCATCATCAAGAAGGTGAAGAACTCTAAGGGCGAAGTGTTGTATGAGAAAGCTGTCGCCACTGCTAAGAACAAGAAGCAAGCTGACATCCTCACTGCTCGTATGATGGTGACTGATGGTGGTGAATACTATAACCGCCTTGATCTTAAAGCGGCTAACACTTCCAGTGATGAGTATTGGGACATTGCCCAAGCTCGTGGTCGTTCTGCTCAACGTACCCGTGGTCAACGCCTTGAGGACGCTACTAGCAGTATCGACCCTTCACAAGCTAACATTATGTCGCCTGTAGACGCTCTTGTCCACTCTGCCCGTAGTATTGGCAGACGTGTAGAGATGCGTGATGTCATTGACTCTGGTAAGCAACGTGCTCTACATCAGTACAGTGAGTTCTTCCCAGATGGTAAGTTTGGGCAGAAGGTATACCCAGGCACTGCCTCTGACATCCAATACCGTGGTGGTGGTGCTAAGGACGCCAAGAAGTTGGCTGATGCACGCTCAACCTTTGAGTACTTCAAGTATCTAGAGGATGGCTACATCAACCACATTGACGACACCTACAAGGTAGCTCTGAAGTTCTTGGCGGAAGCTGCTGGCAATAAACATATGTCTAAAGCTGAAGCTGCCGCTCGTTGGGTGGGGGACTCTCGTGGTCCTAGTGCTATGGGCAAGTCCTTGTCGTTTAACCTGTACCTAGCCCTCAACCCATTCCGTCAGTTCGTGGTACAGAGTCACCAAGCTGTGCAGTTGTTTGCCATCAACCCCACTTGGTTCATGCGGGGCAGAGCCGTGCCACAAATCACCCTCATCTCTGCTAAAGAGTTGGGTATTGGCATCTCGGACAGCCTGCTTAAGGGGAGTGGTTGGACTAAGGAAATGGCTGAGAAGGTCTTCAAAGACTTTAGCGACACAGGTCTTGTAGCCTCCATTGATAAGCAGAACTTGGTGCGTGGTAGTTTGATTAACCTTGCTGACCAGACGGCCATGGGTAAGCTGAGAAGGGCCGTCACTGCACCCATCACTTGGTCCCGTAAGATTGGGTTTGACTCAGGAGAGTATGTTAACACTCTGTCCTCCTACCTCTCTCACTATGACCAAGCGTTCCGTAAGGGCGCTGATATGCATAGCCAAGAGATGTTGCAAAATGTCTCAGCTGCGTCTCGTAACTTTACTTATAATATGAACGCTGCTGGTGACTTGCCATACAACCAGAATGCCCTTAGTGCGGTGTTCCAGTTTATGCAAGTGCCACACAAAGCTATGCTGACCATGACCACTAACCGTAACTTGACAGCTCAGCAGAAGATTAGATTGGCTGCTTTCAACTCGATCATGTACACTCTGCCTCCTGCTGCTATGTACAACGTCTTTGGAGACGTTCTCCCGGACGACCCACAGCTCAGGGATGTGGTAGTACAGGGTCTTGAGGGAGCCGTCTTCAACAAGCTCCTGAGCCTCTCCACAGGGGACGATGTTAACATCGACTTCGCGGGCTTAGCTCCGCTGGATATGTTTGGTACTTACGAGTTCATCCACTCTCTGTTCTCTACAGACGTGGGCACCATCGTTAGCGCCACTCCCAGCGGTCAGTTGCTCTTTGGCAACAATCCACGCATCACTAACTTCGCTAAGACAGCGGCTAAGTACTTCAACGTAACTGATGACTATGATAACCCAACGAAGTTTAGTGAGGTGGCTCTTGAGTTCGCTAAGCTCTCTTCTGGCTTCTCTAACGCGTTCAAAGCAGCTTACGCTATGAAGTATCAACAGAAGATTAACACTATGGGTGGCACCACTGACCCTAGCGCCTCCTCTGCTGAGGCTATGGCACAGATGTTTGGCTTCCCTACCATGGACGAGACTAAGCGCTTCTACGTCAACGACAAGTCTTACAAGGCTTCTAAAGCTTATGAGGATGATGTCAAGAAGTGGTATGGAGATTATAAGAAGCATCTGGTACGTCAAGGCATTACTCCCGCTGATTCAGCGGGCATCAACCGTGTGTACACTGAGGCTTGGAGGCACTGGGGGAATGATGACTTCCGTGCTAAGGAGATTGTCAACCAGCTATTGCGGCAGGATGTTTTGAACGGAGACGCTCGTATGTATCAGAGCGTTGTTCGGATGACTGGCATGCAAGATGCTGGGGAAACTAAGTCTATGATTAAGGCTATGCCTAACCTAAACGAAGATAAACGGAAACAACTAATGGATTCTGTTGATTTTATCAACACCTATAAAGACCCAGAGGGAGAATAACTTTGGCCGACTTCAGTACAAATGTGGGTGCTGCTCCTCAACAGAACATCACCCCTGCACAACCAGTCTCTGACCAAAGTTCACTGGTGTCATTAAATGCTTTGGGGAACATTGGTTCTAAGATTCTTAGTGCTGGCATGAGTGTTCTACAGAATAAGCAAGCTGTCGATCAGCAGAATAATCTCAACAATGCTGTGAGCTCCTTCAGCCAGAAGCAACTTAAGCTAGCTGATGCTGTAGAGCAAGGGGCCATGTCTTCTCAAGAAGCTCGTATGCGTATGCGTAAGAACTACACTGATGAGATTAGTAACAACCCCAGCCTCACTAAGATCTTGGCACAGACTCAAGCAGATATTATCAACACTGCCGGTCTAGGCAAGATTGTAGCTGAGGGCACTGAGCAAGAGAAGATCAATGTGGCTATGCAGAAGGAGGCTAGCCTAGCTGGCTGGATTAAGCCTACTGCTAGCCCTGATGAACAGCAGGCTGGTATTGCTGCCTTCTCCGCTTTCAAGCGCCATGAGGCTGACATTAACGCTCAACAAAATGCTCTTCAGCTTGCTAGTTCTAAGGTAGGTTACCAACGAGCCCAGATTGGTTTGGCCACTGACAGGATTCAGCAGGTGACTGCGGGCTATTCTCAACAGTCGGCTAAGATCAACTTGGTTGAAGCTAAGCAACAGCAGCAGTCTCGTATTGCTGTAGGTGGTATGGCTGATAGTTACAACTTCAAGTTTAACCAAGACTTGCAGGAGATTGAGGCTAAGAAAGACCGGGGAGAGATTACGCCACAAGAGGCTATTAAACTGGCTGACCAGCAGTTCGCTACTATTAGCCAACTGGTGTCAAGTGTGGGCAAGGATGCTGGCGGGGACTATGTCAATAACGTTGTCGCACCTATGAAGATGCGCTATGAGAACTCTGTTAAGTTTCTTAATGGGGATATTGATAAACAAATCTTGGGTAATGAGAATGAGCGTACTGTAGCGCTTCAGATGAAGAACGCCCTAGGTGACCCTAAGGTTGCTCAGGTAGTGGCTACTAGCCGCCTCCTAGGTAACGCTAACCTAGCCCTCATCCCTGGTGTTAACCAAGCGGTCATGTCTATCATTGGCAAGAACACTAACCCAGTGACTAAGCCCGCTGATATTCTCCCTGACACTCCAGATGAGAAAGCTGACGTAGGTAACTATCTTGGTGTCCTCAAGAGTAGTATGGGTAATTACGCTGGCGGCAAGGATGGTGGTAACAAGGAGGAGACTCAAACTCAGCTTAACGCTAACGTCACCAATATCCTCAAAGGTATTGATGTACATAGTGTGGCAGTTAACAATCCTGCTGAGTATAATCAAGTGGTTGACTTCTTGGCCTCCCCAGAGTTTGGTAAGTTCACTAGTTCAGGTGGTGGTGTGTATCAAGACGCTGCTCAGAATGCCAGCACTATCTTGCAGAGCCAGTACATTGATCAAGTGTTGCCTTTGCTTAAGAAGGAGTGGGAGACCACTTACATTCCTAAGCGTACCTCTGGCACATTTGCACCAGCAACAGGTCCAGTAGATGCAAGCAAGCCTTCTTCGGCTACATCCACCAGCTCTGTAATTAAACCTTTCTTTTCAGGGGGAGGTGTTGTGTTCCGTGCTGAAGGTCCAGAAGCTAATTCGACTGAGACTAGGAACAAGGTGAAAGACCTTAATGCTAAGGTTGGTAGCGTAATGAATAAGCTACTGAGAATGGACGCTCACTTGAGTGGTAACACAGACTACAAGGCAGCGTATGAACGCTATGCCCCTTCAATCTTTGGCGAACAGCCAGCTCCTACTAAGGCGGAATGATTATGCCATATGGTGATAAGAAAAAGAAAGCCCCTAAAGGTTTCGTACCCTTCGCTAAGAAAGGTGCTAAGGACAAGGCTAAGACAAAGAAGAAGAAATGATTACACAAAACAAACAAGCCATTAAGAGCGCCGAGGGACTCTGTCTCACGGCCTACCTCGACGGGGGTGGGGTGTGGACCATTGGCTATGGTCACACAGGAGCTGATGTAAGGGCTGGGCTTACCATACCCCTGTCTGAGGCTGAGAGGCTCCTCACAAGGGACCTCAGGACCGCTGAAGGGCATGTTAATGATGCTGTGCAGGTCAAGCTCACACAGAACCAATTTGATGCCCTAGTGAGCTTTGTATATAATGTGGGGGGAGGTGCATTCCGATCCTCAACTCTTCTCAAGTTGCTGAATGCTGGAGACTATGAGGGGGCTGCTAATCAGCTCTTACGTTGGGATAAAGATAACGGCAAGAGTGTTAAAGGGTTAGCTAACCGAAGACAAGGGGAACGCAAATTGTTCCTGGGAGGTAGTAGTGCCGCTTAAGAAAGGGTCAAGCAATAAGACCATCAGCAAAAATATCTCTACTGAGATGCACGCTGGTAAGTCACAGAAGCAAGCCATCGCCATAGCTTACAGTGTGGCTAAGAAGTCTAAGAAGAAAAAGAAGAAGTAAGTCGGAGGTCATGTGTGGTTTACAGCTCTACTAGGCCCGCTCGGTGGTATTGTAACCACTTGGCTTGAGGGCAAGCAGAAGATACAGGAAGCTACAATCTCTAAGGAAGTGACTCAGCTAACCAATGAGGCTAACTGGGACAACATACAAGCGGAAGCTAGCAAGTCTAGTTGGAAGGACGAGTGGCTTACCATCCTAATCTCCATCCCGATGATCTTAGCGTTTATCCCAGGTATGAAGGAAACTGTACAGAGTGGTTTCTCTACGCTCTCAGCGTGTCCTGATTGGTATCAGTACTTGATTGGTGTAGTGTTCGCAGCGTCATTTGGTATTAAGAAAGTGACAGACCTCTTCGCTAGTAAGCGGGGTGGTTGATGAGTGATTTAACATCTAGGGTGAGTGGTTGGACTCAGACTCTTGTTGCAGTGGGGAGTTTGGTATTTGGCGTGGGGATGTTGTACGGAGATGTGCAAGACATCAAGAGGGATGTTTCTCAGACCAAGGGCTTGAGTGTTCAAACCCAAGTTCTGGAAACTAAACTGGCGAACCAAAAAGAGACGCAGGAAGCGACCCTTAAGGTTCTGGAGAGGTTGACTGACACTGTAGATAAGTTGTCTACTGGGGTAGCTAGGTTGGAAGTTCAGATTAACAAGCGTTAAAAGTCAAGCCTCTTAAGTGAGGCTTTTCTTTGTCTAAAATTAATGCCGCCCTCTAGCAT